TTGTTCGCTCAACGAACACAAATAGAAATAGCATCACGCTTGGCACTTATCTATCCTCAGTCATTCTTAAAGTTATCACCAAGAGATTCGATTGATATGTTGTCCAAGACAGAGATACGTGCTGTTGTACCATGGGAAGTTATCGTTGATCCGGATGCTTCATCATGGGATACACAACGCTTTTGTGGTCATATCTATTACTTGCCTCTCAATGAAGCCAAAGAAAAGTATGGTGCTAAAGATTGGAATCCACAACCAAAAGATGACTACTTCTCAATCCAGAAAAAAGCAATCAAATCAGATGATCTACCTGACGAATATCAATACATTAAAATCGTGGAACTTTACGATCTGTCATATGACAACCTATACGTATGGTCACCAAACCTATTAGGTGATAAACAACTATTATCTAAAGCACAAATCCCTCTACGAACCTATGATGATCAACCAGTAATACCTATCGCACCGCTTTATTACAGTCGACAACCAGAACGTCCTCTTCGTGGTATCTCAGCCGTTAGTCGTGTTTACGATCAGTTCTACGAAAAGAATATCCTTAGAACATATTGGGCCAATGCAATACGCCGTGATTCCCGTCAATACCTCTACAAAGAGGGAGCATTAGATGAAGAAGCACTAGCAGCAATTACATCAGGACAAGACGGTGCAATGATTCCTGTTGATGAGCCTACATTGGCTGGTATCATACAACAAGTAGGTGTAGAACCAATATCATCCAACTTCGATCGTTACCTATCACAGATTGAATCTGATATAAATAGAGGAACCATCTTGGCACCATTCTCTCGTGGTGAAACAACAGGTGTAACAGCAACAGAGATATCGGCATTAGCACAATACAGTGCGTCTCAGTTAGGTAAGTTAGCAAGAGAGCGAGATATTGCAATTGAAACACTTGCTATGATATACCTCAGGTCGATATCTCTACTGGCTGAAGAAGGTGACAAGGCAACTGTTATAGTCAAAGACATGCCAAAGGTTATCACAGCAGCAGATTTAGACGCAAAGTTTAAGATTATTGCACTGGATCAAGCATCAACACCTGTATCTGCAGAGATAAAGAAACAATCACTAATCAATCTATTCCCAGTTCTAACACAATTAGGCGTATCTCCCATCAAGATTAAAGAAGAGATCATACGCTTATTCGACCTTCCACAATCATTCTTAGATGAACCGGAACCACAGCCCCAATTACCACCAAGCGAAGTTCCACAAGGAGCACCAGGAGCAACGGCGGGAACACCAGGGCCTAATCCAGAACAGTTGATGCAGTTAATGGGAGGAGCACAATGACAATATTTCATAGATGTCAAACATGCTTCTATTCAGTTAAGACAGGTGATGAATACAGACAAAAGCAAATCACATGTCCCTATGATGAAGATGATATGATGCACCATTACGTTGATGACATGTCAATCTTTACCAACTATGAAGAATTTTTATCCTCAGATCGTCCAGGTTATTATTCTCTGGCACTTGGAAGGATCGTTGATAGTAAAGGTAAGGAAGCAGAGATAATGAAAGAGAGAGGCTTTATCAAGGAATCAGAGCTAACAAATGATGCTGACTGGTATGAGAAATGGTGGAAGGTAGAGAACGAAAGAGAAGCAGAGATTAATCGACTAACAACAATTTACAATAACGCACTTGCGGAAGGCATAACACCAGAAGAAGCTATCACAATGGCTTTTACTGCTGAAGACGCGATATCCGGAAAATTAGACAAACTTTTTAAAAAGGGCGCGTAACATGCAATTAACACACTATAAAAAGAAAGCTCATAAGGATAACAAAGCTTATTCAGATGTTGTAATGTCACCAAAAGAATTAGCTCATAGAATTGTTGACCATTTATCACCATCAGGTAAAGTATTAGAACCATGCAGAGGTGATGCTCCATATTCTTATTATTCTCATCCAGCTTTCACTGATTGGTGTGAAGCAAGAGAAAACAAGAACTTCTTTGACTGGACAGAACATGTTGATTGGACAATTACAAATCCTCCCTATTCTATATTCGCTCAGTTCTTAGAAGCATGCCTAGTAGTATCAGACAACGTTGTATTAGGGCCAATACATACAACCATGTTAATATCATCAAAGAAGAGAATGAGAATGATGAAAGCTTATGGCTTCGGTATAAAAGAGATAATTATATTTGATACACCAATTAAACCTTGGCCACAAACAGGCTTTCAATACTGCGTTTACCACCTGAAAAAAGGATGGCAAGGTAATATAACATTTACAGATTGGACAACACAATGAAACTAACAACAAACTTAATATATTTTACAATAAGTAAAAGACAAACTTTTTAAAAAAGGAGCATAACATGCAATACAAAGACAATCCCAAACGATCGATGGGCGATGATATGATGGCTGTAGAGCCGGCAGTAGCATTATCTGTTGAAATAGAATCCGCTGAAGGTGAAGACGAAATGATGTACGAAGAAATGGCACCAAGTGGTCGCTATTCCCGTAAATCTCTCAATAACCTCGTTGCTGCAACAAATAGATTATTACCTCTATTCGAACAAACACCTGATTATCCTCAGTTCGATGGCGACTTGGATGGTAAACTACCAACTGATTTCGTTCGTGTTCTGGCTATGTTTCAAGGTGCTGTTAATGCAGCTGTTGATGCTGATGTATTAGACAGTGAAATGGATTTTGTTATGGAAGACATGACAGATGATACAGCACTTCAGTCAATAGCAGGAAAGATTACAGCAATTTCTGGCAACAGAGAATTCAGATCATTCCTTCGTAATCCACCTGAAACAGAAGAAGAACCAGATATGGAAGAAATTAGTGGTGCTGAGGTTGCAATGGAAGGCGAAGACATGTCATCTGAGCAAATGGATAACTTGTTTGCAGGACGTATGTAATGGCAAAGCGCATTGATAAAGATCAGATGGAATGTAATAAACCTCGACCTCTACGGAAAGGCGAACCTGGATATGCAAAGAAAAAGCGTGTCGTCAAGGGCTGTGCTGACGGTAAGGAAAAGATTATTAAGTTTGGTGCTAAAGGATATGGACACAATTATTCTGATGCAGCTCGTAAATCTTTCAAAGCGCGCCATAAATGTTCAGAACGTACAGATAAATTAACCGCTTCTTATTGGGCTTGTAAGAAGTTATGGTCAAAGAAATCACCAAAGAAAAGCCCACCAACATAAAAGACAAGAGGAAAACACATGTCAGAATTAAACAACACCTCAGGTAACACTGAGATTGTCGAAGATACATCAGGAACCAACGAGGATATCTTAGAAGATACACAAGAAGTAGAAGAGGTATTTACTATAGACGACTTATTAGGAATCACTGAAGAGGATTACGCGGAATTTACAGAGGATGCACAACACAAAGGTATGAAGCCTCTACATCAATGGATGGATCACATACCAGAAGATGTTCGTAAGCATGTTGCTAATCTAAGAAGTTCATACACACGCAAGACACAAGAACTATCTGCAGAGAGACGAGAACTTGAAGCATTACGTGAAGAACTGATGAGCACAAAAGAATCAACACTTAATAATCCCATGTTGCAAGAGATATCAAAGCACGCCACTGAAGAGGGACATGATGTCTATTCAGAACAAGGCATGCAATCTGAGATTAAACGACAAGCAGCACTTATGTTGCAAGAGATGATGAAACCTGCACAAGAGAAGATACAATTAGAACGACGACAAATGGAATTAGCATCCTTCAAGAACGCTAATCCAGAACTAACAAGAGACGATTATCGTATGCCCATTGCTCAGATGTTAATGGCACGACCAGAACTTAAGTTGGAAGACGCATTCTATATTGTAAAAGCAAAGATTCAATCATCACAGGCATCGTTAGAGCGAGAGGAAATGGCACAGCAGAAATCAAGTCGTCGTCAAACATTTAGCAAGACGTCAACAGGCAAGAACACAGCTGCTCCTAAACCACCAAAGTCGCGTGATGCATGGGCAATGTATCAATGGCATAAAGCAAATCCAGGTAACTGATCATGAGAACACGCAAGAAGACAACCAAGATTGTTATTCACCATTCAGCATCACCAAAGAACACCTCTATCGACAAGATAAGAAAGTGGCATGTTGAAGATAACGGTTGGGATGATATCGGCTATCACTACATTGTTAACGGTGAAACAGGAAAGGTCAGCAAGGGCAGAGATATACATCGACAAGGTGCTCATTGTCCTACATACAATTCCCATTCAGTTGGTATATGTATTACTGGTAATTACGAGAATGATCATGTATGTAAAGTAGCATGGACAGCCTTGTTATCCCTGGTTGGATTTATACAAATAACATACGGATTAACCTGGAAGGACGTGCAAACACATCGTGAAGGCGGTAAAACAGCATGTCCAGGAAAGAACTTACAAATGATGCTTGATGACTATCGACAGCGAGCTTAGAATAATAATTTAATTATTTTTTTTTACATATGGATATAACTGAACAAGGCTTAATTTAACTTCTTATCGGGAATTCTTTTATTGAGATTGCAGTTCAGACATTCCATATGGAACACGTTCACAACAAACAAACTTAATATATTTTACAATCAGTAAAAGACAACATGCTATTTAGGAGAATACAATGGCTATATCAAATGACCTTTTGTCCTCAACACTGTTCTCGATCAGAGATGGTGAAGTTGACGAATTATTTCAAAAGGTTCCATTTCTTGACAACTGTCGGAAACATGGTGGAATCGAATTCGAAGACGGTGGAATTAAGATCCAACGTCCCTTAGCTTTGCAATTGCACAGTTCAATCACACAATTACAAACTGGATATGAGCCAGTTAATTTGGCAGTTAGTGATGTATTGGAACCAGCTATTTATAACTGGGCTGATTTCACAGCACCAATCGTTATTACCAAGAAAGAAGAATTGGAAAATCAAGGCGAAAAAGCAATCGTTAAAATCGTTGAAGCTCGTATGAGATCAGTGATGGGAATGCTTCGTCGAGAGCTTAACAAGCAAATCCTTCTTGGAACTTCAACTGTTCTTTCAGATGTTAACACACTTAACGGTGATGTTGGTGGATTTTTGGAAGCTGAAGCACCTGGATCACAAACTAACACTGTTGGTGGCGTTTCTAAAGCTACTTTTCAAAACACACCAGGTTGGCAAAATCAAATTGCTGATTGCGGTGCTGCCTTTGGTACCAGTGGTATTCTTGCTATGCAAACAGCTTCTATCAAAGCCTCTTCAGTTGCTCCAATGGGAGAAATCAATACTATTATTCTTTCAGAAGACGGAATGGCTAACTATAGACGCTCTTTGTTTGCTCAAGAACGTTTCATCAACGAGAAAACTTTAGATGGTGGCCGTATGCAAGTTGCTTTCGGTGGTGCTGTTGTTGAAGCTGATCCTCAGTTAAACTACACAATTACTGCAGGAACTTTTAATGGTAAACCTATTACCGGTTATATGTTAAACTTCGATGCTATTAAAATGGTTTTCCACAGACAAGGCGACTTTGCTGTTTCTCCATTCGAACACATCAGTGGAACAACTGCACGCGCTGCTCAACTTTATGTTAAGTGCCAATTGATCGCCGATCACTTAGGTTCTAATGCTATCATCGTTGATGGCAATTCTTTTTAATCATAGGAGATTATCATGGCTACAAGTACTTTAATACAATCACTAAATTCAGGTGATGCGTTCCCTTCAAACAGACGTCAAACTGAAACATTCCTCACTTCTGCAACAGTTGCTGTTGGTGACTTGGTTTGTCTCGATTTGGCACAAACCTCTAATGCAGACAAAATGCTTTTCGTTAAGCCTGCAAATTCAGGAGCAGCTGCTACTGGCTTAGCAGTCGGTGTTGCTTTGAAAGTTTATGACAATGGCGATAAAGTTGATGTTGTAATTTCAGGCTTTGCAGTTTGTAAAGTTGCTGCTTTGACTGCTGCTGGTGCAAATTTAGATGCATCTGCTGCTGCTGGTGTTGCTGGAACCGTTACGCATGAAGGAATAGCTTACGCTATTACTGCAATTTCTGGTGGAACAAGCAACGTATTTGTTAAGAGCAGATTCTAATCATCTCTTAGTATTTACATGGGAAGAGGTTGGTGTTTAACATCAGCCTCTTTTTTTTTACATTTACTAATATTGATATAAGGAGAACATTATATGAATTTAAAAGCTCTCAGAGAAAAGGTAAAAAATATTACCGATTATTCTCCAGAATTACAGGTTTTCAATGACCAAATTGATGAACTTCTCAATGACGCATTTTATGAATTATGGACAACAAAACGCTGGACATTTTCCACTAAACTAACACACCTCAGCCTTTATACAGATATTACACCTACCACAGATACAGAGCTTAGTGCTCCTACACCTGTCAATGCTAATGTCTTATTTGGTAGTCGATCTGTAACATTCTCAGCAAACATGAAGAGATTATCTTATACTGATATATGGGAAGGACAACCAATAGAAATACAAACACGAGAATATATAATCTCAAAAGTATTAGCTTCTAATCAGATCTTATTAGACAGACAATTTGAAGGAACAACAGATGCTGATGACCTCACATGGACAATCAAGAAGAGAACTTACGATTTACCTGAAGATTGTCTTGAACTTCTTTATATTGGCTATCGCGATGAACCTTATAATGCTATTCCTGTTAGGGGAAAAGCTCAAGGATTACTACCGAGACGGGAAGAAGATTACAATCTTCGTGTAGATCTAGCAATGGGATATGCTGAGGCTTATATACCTACACCTTCAATCAATATACCAGCAGCAGAACAGATAGGAACTGAAACATCAGCAGGTGGAACAGTTACTAATGGATACTATGAATTATGCTGGGCA